AGGAACATTTGATGAACCTGTATTTGCCTTTTCAAACCATATAGGACAAGCATATGGTATAGAATTCAGATCATTCAGTAAAGGATTAATATACAAAGACAATGATTTGAAAGGATCAAGCGCAGAAATAGATTTTAATGATTTAAAATAAAATGGAACGTTTAAGACAATTAATAAAAGAAGTATTATCAACACCACCAAAAAAAGACACATGTAATTGTGGTTGCCACGATTGCAACAATGTTGGCAATCCGGGTGTGGTTATAAACGAGTCACTCACTACACCAATTACACTTACGGAAAATCTGCGATTTCATGTGGAAAATAAGTTGCCACTAACGGAAAACACATTCCGTTATGGCTCACAAGCTTTCCTCGATTTATGGGCAGAAGCTCGCTACTTATATTTACGTGAAGCCATTCACGTAAACGATTTAGACAAGGAAATACTTACAGAAACCGATTTAGGTAACTATGGGATGTACGAGGGAAATCGTGTACCATTGGATATGCCTATGGAATACGAGAACCCATACCAACTCATATTAGAGGACATCCAGATCTACGGCAAAATATACGAATCAGTAAACATAAACAATTCATATAAACTGGATGATATCAAATCAAGCGATGTAGGAAACGAATTTATATTCACAGACAAGCATGGTATCAAACGTAAGTTATTGTTTTTATTGGGTAATAGCGTTAAACTATTGTGGTTTAACCCATCCATTCAAGAATGGTCAACTGAAGATATACCAAGCAAATACGAGGACGAGAAAGTCATGAACACGTTTGGTATGATTTTAACCACAGTCATACTACCAAAATATGGCTCGTTTAACCTACAAGCACTAAACATGGCTCGTTACCGTCTATTTAGAGCATTAATATACAATAGCCTAGACACTACTCAATATGAGATTGACTACGATGATGACGCTAGAACCATTGAGGTACATAAATTAGAGAACATCAACGAGGCAGACAAAAAAGATCCACCAATTGGTAAACCTAAACGCGGAGGTTCAGGTGGCAAGAAATACTACGTGTATGTACGCGACCCGAAAACTAAACGCATTAAAAAAGTATCATTTGGTGATGCAGGTGGGCTGAAAGCGAAAATTAACAACCCAGAGGCACGTCGAGCATTTGCAAAAAGACACAAATGTGGCACCGGTGAACCGAAAACAAGTGCGCGTTATTGGTCATGTAGGTTGCCAAAACATGCCAAAGCCTTGGGTATTAACACAACATTTACTGGATTTTGGTGAGAAGGGCGGCCCTACCAATATTTATAATAAAATGGCTTACGTTTATATTATAACTAATTTGGTGAACGGCAAAAAATATGTTGGTTCATCTAGAAAAACACAAATAGATGAAAACTACTACGGAAGTGGTCGGTTAATAGTAAATGCCCTTAAAAAATATGGGAAAGAAAATTTTACCCGTGATATTTTATGGCAAGGAGAAGGAGATGCTCGTGATGTAGAATCATATTGGTTAGAATATTTTGATGCAGCTCATAACCCATTATTCTATAATATGACCAATGACGCCCGGGGTAATAATTTACATAAAGAATCTACTAAACAAACCGTGAGTGAAAAATTAATGGGAGTAGCTAAACATTCTACCGAATAAAAAATCAAATGGAGTGAAAAAAGAAAAGGCAAACCCAACCCCAAAGGAGGAGGAGCAGGAATACCTAAACCCGGAGTATCCGCATCCCATAAAGGTAGAGTTAGCCCGAACAAAGGAAAGGGAAAAAGTGTATCGCTATATACAGTAAATGGAGAATTTATCCGAACATATGGTAGCTACTATGATTTAGCCCTAGACTTAAACATACATCATGAAACTGTGAGATGCCACCTAATAGGCAAAGCATCCACTATATGCAATAAACAATATATTGCCAGATATATATGAACAGACTACAACAACTCATACATGAAGCCATTAAAAACAGACCAGGTCTGTGGGCAAACATACATGCTAAACGTGAACGCGGAGAAAAACCGGCTCGCAAAGGCAGTAAAGCATATAAATCAGCAGTGAAAGCGGGTAAGGAAATCAACAAACAATCGTGAAACCATACACCGACATAGAGACAACCGATACCTACATCATTCGTGAATTCAACGAAAATGTAGACCCTATTGAGATGCTATGGCATATGGATAATGAAAGTCGCACCATTGAAATACTAGAGGACACCAATTGGCAAATCCAGTTAGACAATCATTTGCCTACCTCACTAAAAGAACGTATATTTATACCTAAACATATGTACCATAGACTAATTAAAGGTGATGGTACATTAAAACTAAAAATACACAAACATGAAAAAATCTGATTTACGTAGAATTATCAAAGAAGAAATTATTAAATTATTAAACGAAGAACCACATGATTTTGTAAGAGACTTACGTGCCGCTGGTGTTAACCCAAACAATAAATCCGATGTTGAAAAATATTTAGGTCGTAAATTAGATGACAGTGAATATAATGAATTGTTGGGTAAAGATGATGAAGAAATAACTATAGTTGGGAGAAAAAATGGTCGTCCTATATATTTTAATAGAAGAACAAATAGATCTTGGGTAGGAGAATCTAATATAGGGGATTTACATGAAAATGAAGCAACAGAAACCATAAAAATGGGTAGTAAAGAAATTGTGATGAAACCTGGCACTAAAATTACCCCTGAAATGGAACAACTAATCAGAAGTTATGATCATAATTATTTATACATCGATGATTATACTCAGATGAAAGATGCTGAACGGGAAAATAATGAAATAATGGACAAACTAAGACCATTGGGTATTATAAAAATATGGTAATTATGCTAATAACAAAATAAACATGAACAAATCTGATTTACGTCGCATTATTAAAGAAGAAATAGCCCAACTAGACCCAGCAACATCTGCGTACTATGATATTCTCGAACTTCTTAAAAAAAATCTAGAGCATTAAATGATGATGATGCCTATGAATTACATGAGAAACTAAAAGCATTTTTTAACCGTTTATTATAAACATATTATTATGAACCATTCAACACTACGCAACCTAATCCGTGAGGAAATAGCGAAAGCAACAAACGAAAACGTAAACACAATGACCATGAAACATGGCATCAAAAACGTAATCAACGATATATTATCATCACTTGACTCACTAGACATTGACGCATTACAAAACCTATCATCTGCCATCAACAGAGCAGCAGACATAGCAAAACCATCTGCTTTATCTGGAGCAACATTCCAGGGTGACCCACGCGATGGAGAAACACCAAGCAGAGGTGACTGGAGAGGCAAAACATCACCAAGCGCATAAACATACAGAATACATTCACGGCGTATTCGCCTCATTTGAGGTTCATCATATAAAATGGAAGTTGTGGCTCCTTACACGAAAGTGTTTGGAGCCACTCTTTATTTCACGTATATTCAATACAAATAAAAGTTATGAACATATTTTACATTAACGCTGATCCTATTGTAGCAGCGCGTGAATTAGCGGATCTCCATATCCGCAAAATGCAAATCGAAAGTGCACAACTATGTAGTGCAGCCCATTGGGAAAACAATTCAAGTGCACCCTACAAGCGCACACACATAAACCATCCATCCGCAAAATGGACACGTGAGTCCATTCAACACTACAATTGGGTAGTAGAACATGGTTTGGAGATATGTGACGAATTTGAGAAACGCTACGGCAAATCACACAAAACAAAAGAAGTGTTGCTCTGGCTACAATCAAACAAACCAAACATACCCGACAATGGATTCACTGAACCACCACAATGTATGCCAGACCAATATAAACGTGGTAGTGCTATTGATGGTTATAAAGCGTATTATATTGAGGACAAAATTAAAATCAAACAACTAAACTGGAACAAATTAAACAACAAACCAACATGGATAAACAAATAGTTATTGTAGGTGGAGGTGTAGCCGGCATCAATGCTGCCACTAAATTAATTGATAGCGGATTTAATGGTAGCAATATTACCATATTAGACTCAGGAAAAGACCCATATAACCGCCAACCAAGTGAAGTAATGCGTGGTTTCGCTGGCGCGGGTCTATTCTCAGATGGAAAATGGGTCTACCTACATA